AAGGGATTAATTTTAGCAAAAATAGGCTCTAAGGCCATATAAGGCCCTAGAACGATTTTAGGGGTACTACCCTACGCTGGAGGACAAAGATGGCTGAGAGAGCGTGAAAAAAAGTCATACTAGGGTGTCTAAAAATAATGCTTGACATATAAAAAAAAGTATGAGATAATTAAAGAATAGGGTAACGTAAAAAACTAACGGAGGTAATATGATTAAATTAACAGAAGAAGAAAAAAGAGAGAAGAATAGAGTGCGTTGTGCAAAATGGCAAAAAGAAAATAGAAAAAAATTGCATGAAATTCAAGCAAAATCTAGGTTAAAAAATTTAGACAAGAATAGAGCATACAATAAAGCGTATAGTAAAAAAAGATATGACAATAACCCTGTTGCAGAAAAGGTTAGAGCAGCTGAATACAGAGCAAAGAGAATTAAAGCAACTCCAACGCTAACCAAGAAAGAAAAGAAAGAGATTGTAGGCTTATATAAGATAGCACAAGATGCTACAAAGTTATTTGGTTATGGTTGGGAAGTAGACCATATTGTTCCATTAGCAAAAGGTGGTTTACATAACCTAGCCAATTTACAAGTAGTTCCTGCAAAATGGAACAGAATAAAAAGTGCTAGTAACTCTGATTTATATTGGGGTTGACAAGATAAGAAATAAAATGCTATACTGAAAGAAAGGGGCAACACATTTTTAACCAAAGGAGAAAGTTATGAAACGAGTATTTACACACAATGCAGTTGATAGAGAAACGCAAGAAGTCGAACGTAGATTTCTTTCTAAACGAGAGTGTGCTTTTTATATTGCTAACAAACCTGAGTTAGTTATGAAAGCAACAGGCAACAAACGAGATAAGAAAGGTTTTAAAGATTTATACAAACAAGCACTTAACGATTGTGGTAAATGTTTAATTTAATTAGGAGAATATTATGATTACAGATACAGATATATTATTAGATTTAGAGGGAACAAGAGGTATTGATAGCTTTTTAAGCAAAATGGACTATGGCTTTTATGTGCCAAAGGTGTTTGCAAGTAGAGTAATGAAGATTGTTAAAAACTTTTATGATGTTGATATGATAATGACTGACAGAACATTGCCACAAGAGAAAGGCACATTTTGTTTAATGCCTTTTGATGACGTTAGTGTTGAAATTAAAAACAAGGAGACTGTATAATGTTTAATGATAAAGAAAGGGATATGAACCCACCTGAACCAAAGGAAGAGTATGAGCCTGATGTGGATTCTATTAACGATGAAATATGGTTACGCAAAAAAGAGGAGGAAGAAAATGAAATGTAATCAATGTGATAAAGATGCAAAGTTTCAACATGAGGGCATTAATTGGTGTGCAACAGATAGCTTTATAGGCACTGCTAATATGTTTGGATATTGCAAGACAGAGAAAGTTAACAGTAAACAATTAAGGAGAAAACTAAATGCCATACAAAAATAAAGAAGATAAACAGAAACACAACAAGGATAACTATATTAAAAACAGGGGTTATAAGAAAGCCAACCATAAAGGTTTCTTTGATGGGTTAGCTAATAAGGCAGAAGAGGCATCTTCTTTCTTAACAAGAACTAAAGCACCACCAAACTATTTATTAAATAGAATATTAGGGTATGCTGAACAAGCACAAATGTATAATGCAACAACAACATGGGAACAAAGATTAAGCCCTGATGATTTTGAGGCATCTCGTAATAAATGTTTAGATAGAGTTTGGTCTTCGTATCAAATCGTTATGGAGCATGAGGTTATGTATGACTCAACAGTTGATGAAAGTTGGGGTAATGCTAAAGAGATGGAGGGGTCTGACAACAAATTTACTAACGAGCCTATCTCATACTATGGAGATGCTTTTGAAAGTAAAATTGCTGCTGAAAAGCATGGCAATAAGTCTAACGGAATCATTGATAACAAAACAAAGGAGGATTTATGAAAACACCAATACAAGCACTAACAATTACAGTAGTGATTTTAGTATTCTCATGGTTAATGATTGAAAGAGCTAAGGCAGAAAGCTTAGAGTTGTTTGTAGATGACACACCTAGAAAGGAAAGAAATAGTGTTTGGAAAGGTGATGGGTCATTAGTTATTATAGACAATGCAGAAGACTCAGGATATGTCATTAAAGATGGTGAGGTTGAATATTTTGTAGAACCTAAAGATGATGGCTCACCTACATTTATATATGATGATGAGCTGATAGTATGCACAAACACTGGGTGTTATTAGGGTCTGAACACCCTCAATTTTTTCCCTTGTAAGAGGTTGAATTGATTGATTATTTTTTAACAAAATGGCTTACCTCCATTAGGATTGTAGGCGACTGAAAAGGAGAATGTTATGACAGAGGATTTAGAGATAGAATACAACGAAGATGAACAGGCTACCCATGTGCCTGACGAAGAGCTTTTATGGACACACCAAGTCTTAAATGACTTTGAACAGTCTATAGACTCACTTGGGATAGAAACTATTATGTTTTTAATGTCGTCTGAGCATGAGAAAATATTATCCGCTTGGATAAAAAACAAAGTTGACATACAAAACAGGAGGAAACAGTAATGCACTATTATAATAAGCATATAAAAGATTATAAAACAGATACAGCTCATTTAAGTTTGCTTGAGCATGGTGCTTATAATATGCTAATTGATTTATATATATTAAGTGAGAATCCATTAGAGCCTAACCTAGATAAATTATGTAGGTTAATAAATGCAAGGACTGATGATGAGATAGCTGCAGTAACAAATATACTTGATGAGTTTTTTACTAAGACAGATGATGGGTATAGACAAAAGAAGTGTGATTCGGAATTAGAAAAGATATTTAGTCGAAGTGAAAAGGCTAGGATTAGTGCTAAGGTTAGGTGGGATAATAAAGGTAATGCGAACGCATCACCCAAGCATAGCGAACGCAATGCTACCCAACACCCAATACCTAATACCACAATACCTAACAACCATGAGCCATTGTTTGTAGAGTTTTGGAAGTTATATCCTCATCGCAATGGCACAGGTGTTACTAAACCACAATCGTTAGAGTGGTGGAATACTAAACCATTAGATACCTTAACGATGGTTTTAGATGGGACAAAGAAGTTTAGGAATTACATAGAGAGGTGTCATAAGGACAATGTATTTAATGGTGGTATACCTGACCCTATTAGATATTTAAAAAACAAAAGGTACAAGGATGACTTTAAAGTAGTTAGAAAAAAGTCTGCATACGATAACATAAAATAGGAGACAATTATGAAAGAACTAATTGCAATACAACAAGAACTAAACGTACCAAAGAATCAGAAAAACAAGTTTGGTAATTATAACTACAGGTCATGTGAAGATATACTAGTAGCATTAAAACCTTTGCTTGATAAATATAAATCATCTATACTTATAACAGATGATGTTAAAGAGGTTGCAGGAATACCTTATGTAGAGGCAACTGCTGTGTTTAAAGGCCAAGACACTGAGGCTTTAAGTGTACGCGCACAAGCAGGTATAAATCCTAACCAAAAAGGAATGAGTATCTCTCAGTCATTTGGGGCAAGTAGTTCCTATGCCAGGAAATATGCTTTAGCAGGTATGTTTTTATTAGATGATAATAAAGACTCTGACACACAAGATAACTCTAAGGAGAACTTTGGCTTATGAGTAACGAATCATTAATACAAGGTAGTGATGAATGGTTTGCTGTTAGGATGGGTAAAATAACGGCATCAAAATTAGGAGACCTTATGAGGGTCACTAAATATGGAGAGTCAACATATAAAACTAGACTTAGAATGGAGCTTGCTATTGAAAGACTGACTGGTAAATCTGCTAGTCCTAATTTCATGAACCAAGCTATGCACGATGGCGTTGAGCGTGAGCCTGATGCTAGAACTTTGTTTGAGGCAATAACAGGAAAAGAAGTTGCTCTTTGTGGTAGCTTTGACCATCCTGAAATTGTTAACACAAGTGCAAGTCCTGATGGCTTACTTAGAGGAGAAAATGCTGTATTGGAGATAAAATGCCCCACTCACATTACTCATGCTAAGAACCTCTTATCAGATAAAATGCCAAAGAATTATGAGTGTCAGGTTCAATGGCAAATAGCTTGTACAGAATCTGACTATGCTTACTTTGCATCGTATCATCCTGATTTTCCACCTGAACTTAGGTTGAAGTGGGTTAAGGTTGAGAAAGATAATGATATGATTCTTGAGCTAGAAAGTGCAGTAAGGGAGTTTGATGTAGAAGTAGAAGACTTAATTAATCAACTAAAAAAAGGAGCAAATAAAAATGGCTGAACAATATGATAACACTAACTCATTTGCAATGTTTAAGAATGAGAAAGGTGACAATGAGGCAAGACCTGATTACACAGGTACAGTAACATTAGAGGGAGGTAAGGAAATGAGAATGGCTGCATGGATTAGGGAATCTAAGTCAGGAGTAAAGTTCCTGAGTGGTAGGCTATCTGAACCACAGGTGCAATCTTCTGAGGCTAACAGTAACAATGCTAGAGTAGAGGGGGATGACGTACCATTCTAATACAAGAGGTCTTAAACCACTTTGATGGAGTTCGTGAAACGGGCAATGGACAGTATTCGTGTCGTTGCCCTGCACACGAAGATAAGAGTGCATCACTAGGAATAAAAGAGGGAGATGGAGATAGAATACTGTTAAACTGTTTTGCTGGTTGTGATGTTAAATCTATCCTAGAGTCAGCAGGTTTAGACTGGAAAGACATACTGCCTGATAACAAACTATATCAAGCAGAGAAACATAGCTTTAATCCTTTTGCAGTATTGAAGATGATTAGAGATGAGGTATTAATTATAGGACTATCTAGCGTTGACATTCGTAATGGTAAACCATTAAACGATGTAGACCATGACAGATTATTAAAGGCTGTAGGTAATGTTAGAGATGCCTACGCTAAAACAAAATAGGGGGTGAATTGGATTCGACAGGCTTAAAATTAAATTCGGGCTTGGAAGAGACTTCGAAGTCTCCACCTCCACCAACATAGGAGAATAAAATGACATTATATAAAGTATCAGGAGGCGTTAAAGATTATCTAGTAACTCCCTGGGCAATGGGTGCGTTTAAAGCCAGATCTTATTTGAAAGCAAGAAGTATAGATGCTATTGTTACTAAGTATGTGCAAGTAGATGGCAAGTGGAAAAAGAGAGGTGTTAGGTGACAGCACAGACATTAGAAGATATACTCATTACTGATAAAGAAGTTTCAGGTTATATGGATACTAGAGATACAGGTGAGCATCTTAAAATTAAAAAGCCTACCGAGTATATAGATGAGGTAGAGAAATACTTTTCTGATGACTTAACAGGAGGATTAGAGTTACCATTTCCTAAGACTGCTGCTGACTATAAAGTTCGTATGGGGGAGATTTCTTTGTACACTGGATTTTCCGGGCATGGCAAATCGGCATTTCTAAATTATGTTATGTTGCATCTAATGAAACAAGAGAAGACTATGATTGCCTCTTTTGAGATGTTGCCTAAGGCCACACTAGGTAGAATGTGTCAGCAAACAGGTGAGGCTTTACCTAACAGTGATTACATTAAAGACTTTTTAGGTAAGTTAGATAATAACTTATTCTTGTATGACCCTGAAGGTGAAACTACATCAGATAAAGTCATTGAAGTAATTTATTACTGTGCTGAAAAGCTTGGCGTTAAACTGATGGTCATAGACTCGTTAATGAAGTGTGGTATTAATGAAGATGATTTAAATAAACAAAAGTCTTTTGCTAATAAGCTATCAGTTGCAGCTAGAGACTTAAATATACATATATTTTTAGTAGCACATAGTAGAAAGACTGCTAACGAGAATGACTGGGCAAATAAGTTTGATGTTGCAGGTTCTGCAAACTTAACTAACTTGGTTGATAATGTATTCTCTATTCATCGTAACAAGGCAAGAGAAGAAGAGGTGCTAAATGGTAGTTTAGATACAGAGTTAATGAATCAACCACCATGTTGTGTGTACTTGTTAAAACAAAGACATGGGAGAGGTATAGAGACTCGTTGGGGTTTTGGATTTAAACCTGAGACATTCTCTTATACAGAGACATGGTAATGATGATTAAAGACTTCATTAAAGAAGTAAAAAAGACTTTTGGAGAGGGTGTGGAGTTTAAGGCTACATCTAAAGATGGACAAACATATAGGAGTAAAAACTATGACAAAATTGATGCTGAAATCAAAAAAGGACGTGGAACAAATAGAAAGTCTTTGTGGTAGTTTAGACTTCAGTAAGACTTGGGAAGTAGTAGTAAAGGAATATGATTATGGTAGGTCAAACGCTCAGAATAAAAGGTATTGGAAGTTAATAAATGAGCTAGGCAGTTACTTAGGTTATAGTCCTGAAGATATACACAATATGATGAAGTATAAATATTTATCATACAAGGAAGACTTGTTAGGAGATGAGATAACTGTTGTACCATCTACATCTGACTTAACGATTAAAGAGTTTCTTGAATACCAATCAACTGTAGAGAAGTTTGCTATAGGTTTAGGATTTAAATTACAGGGAGAATATTAATGAACTATTTATCTGTATGCAGTGGTGTTGAGGCTGCATCTGTAGCATGGAAAGGATTAGATTGGAATCCTCTAGCTTTTAGTGAGATAGAGAAGTTTCCATCTGAAGTATTAAAACACCATTATCCCAACGTGGAGAACTTAGGGGACATGACTAACTATAAGGAGTGGAATTTTGGAAAACAATCAGTTGATGTTGTCGTTGGGGGAACACCATGTCAATCATTCTCAGTCGCTGGACTCAGAAAAGGAATGGAAGACCCAAGAGGGAATCTTGCCCTCACATTTTGTGCAATTCTTGATAAATTTAGACCCAAGTGGTTCATTTGGGAAAACGTGCCAGGTGTCCTCAGTAGTAACAAAGGACGGGACTTTGGCTCATTCCTCGGGGCGTTGGCAGAACTCGGGTATGGTGCATCATACAGGGTGCTTGACGCTCAGAACTTCGGAGTCCCCCAAAGACGTAGAAGAGTCTTTGTTGTCGGACATCTTGGAGACTGGAGACCTAGCGCAGAAATATTATTTGAGTCAGAAAGCTTGTCGTGGGATTCTGATAAGAGCAGAAAGAAGAGGAAAGACTCTACCTCCATCCCTAAAGGAAGCACTAGAGTCCAGGGCAAAGGAGTAGCAACACCCTTGTTACACCAAGACCATATAGATGCTTTATGTGCAAGAGACTATAAAGGGTTAAACTCTGACAGCTTAGATAAGAAAGCTATTGTTGAGGTGTTTGAGAATCACCCACAAGATAGTCGAGTTAAAGAAATGGGTAACACTTGCCAAACAGTAACATCAACATGGGGTTCAGGAGGTGGTAACATTCCTTTTGTAAAAGAGCCTGTTGCACATGGGTTTGAGCCAGGCATTGCAAAGAGGGAGGGTAATCCATCTAGGTTTACAGAAGAAAAGTCTCCTACTTTAAGAGCTAATATGGGAGACAATCAAGTATCCGTTGCCTATAGTGTTCGTGAAGATGCAAAGAAAGGAAACATGAGTGTAACTGAATTAGATGTGTCTAATTGTATTTCAGCACATCAGCCAAGCATCATGTCACATCATGCACAAACATTTGTAATGGATAAAGCAGTTGCTTTTGATACATATAACACAACAGTAAGTGATACTAATCAAACCATTAAAAGTCCTAATGGTGGAGTGCAAGAAAGTGTAGGAACTATATTTAAAGATATGGCAGTAAGAAAGTTAACACCTATTGAGTGTGAAAGGTTACAGGGTTTTCCTGATAACTACACCAATATTAAAGAGAATTGTCCTGATGGTCATCGTTACAAATCTTTAGGCAATAGCATGGCAGTTCCTGTAATGAAGTGGATAGGTGAGAGAATTAATAATTACAAGGAGGTAAAAGATGGCAAGATATAAAAGACATACAGTAAATAAGCATTATGACTACTCTCACCGACACGTTTGGAGAGAGCATCATGGGGAAATTCCTAAAGGTTTAGAGATAGACCATATAAATAATGACCCACATGACAATAGGATAGAAAACTTACAAGCAATAACGCATAAACAAAATATGCAAAGGCAACAAGGTTCTGTGGGTTATGGTTATGATAAAAGATTCCCTAAAAATCCTTATCAAGCACAAAGAAGTCATAATGGTAAGACTCATTATATAGGTATGTTTGGCACTCCATGTGGTGCTAAAATGGCATGGAACACATTTTTAATTAACAAAGGAGAAACTATCTGACACAGTACAAGAAAGTAATGGTAATTGGTGATATGCACATTCCGTATCATCACAAAGACTCTATGGCATTTCTTAGAGCGTTAAAGAAGAAATACAAAGGCTTTGACTTAGTAGTTAACATAGGTGATGAGTTAGACCAACACGCTATCAGTATGCACGACAATGACCCGGATTTACCTAGTGCAGGTGATGAGTTAAAGCTAAGTAAAAAGTATGTTAAAGATTTAGAAAAGATATTTCCTGACATGACGTTAGTTGACTCTAATCATTCATCATTAGTATATAGACGAGCGTTAAAGTATGGGTTACCTAAAGCTTATCTTAAACACTATAACGAGTTCTTAGGGGTAGGTAATGGTTGGAAGTGGGTTCAAGACTTAACTATTACTCTTAACGATGGTTCTAGGTGTTTCTTTACTCATGGTATGTCAGCTAATGTATTAAGCGTAGCTCAGAAGTATGGTATGCACACAGTGCAAGGGCATTACCATAGTAAAGCTAGTATTCAATACTTTAGTAACCCTGATAAGTTAGTATGGGGCGCACAGACAGGATGTTTAACCAACCAAGATTCAATGGCCTTTAGTTATGCTAAAAACTTTAAAGATAGATTCATTATGTCATCTATTGTTATTGTTGATGGTCAGCCTAGAATACATCCTATGGTAATTAAAGATGGTAAATGGATAGGGAAGATTGTATAATGGCTACTAAAGCAGAAAAGTTACATATGCAAAAGATGGTTGAGTTTGGGTGTGTGGTTTGTAGGTGGTATTGTGAGGAAGATGACTTACCACCATGCAACATTCATCACATCAGAGACCATACTGGTATGGGTATGAAAGATGCAGACATGATACCTTTATGCCATACTCATCATCAAGGTAAAATGGGTATACATACCATTGGCAAGAAAACATGGGAAGAACGCTACGGAACTCAGCGTGAATTACATCAACGTTTAATGGAGGAATTATGAATATAGTAGACGAAGTAGATTGTCAGTATGATGTAGGAGGAGCAACTGTTAACGCACTTAAAGAGCAAGTAGGTGGCAACCATTATTCTAAACTAGCTATCCAGCCTGTTGAATACATAACTGCTAATAAGTTAACTTACCTACAAGGGAACGTTATCAAATACGTTACTCGTTATAAGGATAAGAATGGTTTGCAAGACTTAGAAAAGGCAAAACATTACATTGATATGTTAATTGAACTAGAGGAAAAATAATGGCTTATAGTAAACAAGTATTAGACCACTATGAGAATCCTAGAAATGTAGGCTCATTGGATAAGTCTGACCCTAACGTAGGAACAGGGATGGTTGGCGCACCAGCTTGTGGAGATGTAATGAAGTTACAAATTAAAGTCTGTAACGACATTATTACAGAGGCTAAATTTAAAACTTATGGTTGTGGTAGCGCAATAGCATCAAGCTCTTTATTAACTGAAATGCTTAAAGGTAAAACAGTTAGTGAAGCATATGCTATAAAAAACACATCTATAGTAGAGGCATTAGCTTTACCACCAGTAAAGATTCATTGCTCTGTATTGGCGGAAGATGCAGTTAAAGAAGCTATAAAAGATTTACAAACTAAAGGAGGTATTAAACTATGAAACCATTAACTAATGCAGTAATTATGAACCTTGTTATAGCATCATTGTGCGTAGCATTTTATGTTGTTGTTGCAATACTTTTAATAACTGATTCTAAGGCAGATACAATTAAGGTAGGAGATGGTGCTTTTGTTATGGCGGTTAGTTACACTGAGTCATACGATGACTTACAGTATGTAGCTAATTTTCCAAATTGTGATTTAGCATTAGACTATTACAA